TCTACCCTCGCAAAATTGCGAAGGGTGACGCAAGAAAAGCCTGGCAGCAGACAGAGAAAATCCGGCCTTCGCTGGATTTTATTTTGCAAGCGATAGAAGCGCAGAAAGCGACTTGGGACAATCCCAAGTTCATACCTTACCCTGCGACCTGGCTCCGAGCAGAGAGGTGGGACGATGAGGTTATGCAAGTTGTCCAGCAAAAATCAAAGTCTATGGAGGCTATTCTTTTGCTTGAACGGATGAAGTTGCAATGAACTGGCTGCGGAATGAAATCATTGATGGCATCCAAAGGCTGACCGCCTTGCGTTTAATTAACAGTCCTGCCATTGACCTCATTCCTGGAACCGTTGAAGTGTGGTTTGATGTTATCTCGTCCCGTCCTGTGTCTTGGTCGCAGAATCTTGATTCGGAGCGTATTAAATTAGCGTTTCGTGAGCTTGCGGCGACTTCTGACCGATGGCCGACACCTAATGATTTTTTGCGAGTGTTACCCGCGAGAAAACCAGCTTTACTGCTGGAGAACAAAGAGAAGTCAAGGTATTCACATGAAACTAGAAAGATGGTTCACGATTTATTAGAAAGGATGCGTAGTGCTGACAAGAAGCCAGGTTCAGAAAGCGAATAAAGCCGCTGACGAGAAAATGGGTAGCAAGTTTTGCTTTAAGTGTAACGTGCATCGACCCATTCAAGGCGGTGGATATATCTTGAATAATAAAGCGCAACGGTTTCTGTGCAAGTCATGTATGGAGCGCCGCAATGGAACTAAATGATTACCAGAAGTTAGCCATGAAAACCAAGAAAGCACTAGGCGAGTCTTTTGACTTGGTTCACTCTGTTTATGGTCTTTGCGGGGAAGTTGGAGAGTATGCAGACGCGGTGAAGAAACACCAGATTTACGGCAGAGGGTTTGATATTGATAACGCTGCGGAGGAAATCGGGGATGTGATGTGGTTTTGTGCTTTGGCCTCGGAGTGTCTTGGTATAGACTTAAACGAGATCGCGAGGAGGAACATTGAAAAGCTATCAAAAAGATACCCAGAGCGATACTCGGATGAGTTAGCAGAGAAACGGCTTGATAAGCTGTGATTTAAAAGGTCATGTTTATGACTTTAACTGCGAGGAATGTAAGACGCGATTCATTCTTACAGAACCCTGTAAAGTCTACAGAAAAGCATTAGTAGATTATTTTTCCAAAAGATACGGAGATTTTCAGCGATGGAAAGAGATGCCCCACTGCTCTTGTCAGGGAAGGTGCAAAAGAAAGACGTTTATCACACGCTCACGGTCAGGTTAAGTGACGAGCTGAAAGACGCGATTGTTTTACAGTCCCTGACAGATAGCATTGAAGGCTTCAAGAAAGACCTTAAAGGAAAGACGCGCATTTTTGATTATGATTCTGCAAAAGACAAAAAGATTATTAAAGATTATATTGCCGCAATGGAAATGATTGCTCAATTATATAAATGAAGAAAAAGAAACTTCCTACTCTATCGGCCCTGGAAAAGAAACTAGATAAGGTCTTTTCCGAATACATCAGAAGGAAAGACGCGGATCACGGTGGAACGGTAGACTGTTGTACCTGTGGGAAGTTGTTTTACTGGAAGGACGTTGACGCGGGGCATTTTGTTAAACGTCAGCACAGGTCGATACGTTGGGACGAGAGGAATGTCCATCCGCAATGCACTCGATGCAATCATTTCATGGGCGGGAGGCAGGACGATTACGCGCAGTTTATTATGCGGAAATACGGTCAAACTGTTTTTGACGAGTTGATGTTACTTAAATATCGTGCGGTTAAGCACACAAGGGCAGACTTAAACGATATGATTGAGCTTTACCAAGAGAAGTTGAGTAAGTTATGAAAGTCTTGATTGCTTGCGAATATAGCGGAAAAGTACGCGATGCTTTTATCAAGGCAGGGCATGACGCTATGTCATGTGATCTTCTGCCGACAGATACACCTGGACCGCACTATCAAGGTGATGTTAGAGACATTGTTGGTAATGGTTGGGATTTGATGATTGCTCATCCCCCTTGCACTTATCTATCGGTGTCTGGACTTCATTGGAATAAGCGAGTTCCGGGGCGCGAAAAGCTGACAGAGGATGCGCTTGATTTTGTTCGCGCATTGATGAATCAACCTATTGAAAAAATATGTATTGAAAATCCTGTTTCATGTATTTCAACAAGAATCAGAAAACCAGACCAGATTATTCAGCCGTGGTGGTTTGGTGAGGATGCCAGCAAAAAAACCTGCCTTTGGTTAAAAAATCTTCCTTTACTGGTTCCGACAAACAAACTGCCAGGAAATGACAAAACGCGACGAGCAAACCAGACCCCTAGCGGTCAGAACAAGCTAGGGCCGAGTCCTGATCGTTGGAAATTAAGGAGTAAGACATATCAAGGCATAGCCGATGCTATGGCGCAACAATGGGGCAGTTTATGAGCGACGAGATTGATAAGGCGAATGAGCATCAAGATGAGATGACTGACCGCAAGATAAAACAGATAAGGTTAAATTCTCAAATAAAGAAAGGAATACCTGGAGATTGTGAGTTGTGTGGCGAGCACTCAATGAGACTGGTGGACGGAGTATGCGCTCCCTGCCGAGATAGGTATAAACTTAAATGAAGCGTGAATTATTGGCGTATCATGTTAAACGCTGTCCTAGTTGCGCGACACAAAAGCAGTTTGACCACTGGAGGGAAGCTGCGGCGATATTAAAACCGGCGTATTCAGTATGGTTTTGTGCTGACTGCACTCCTACCTTTCAATTAGAAAACATCAGGAAAGGAACTTGCGACCACGAATATATTAAATTCTACGAAAAAGATAACGAAATTGAAGGTTATGTAGACAGGGAAGATTATATAAAGCATGAGCGAAGGGTTAAATCTTTTATGGGGGATTTATGAAACAGAATGACATTGTTCTTAAACACCTGGAGAAGCGGCCGATTACCTCGATGCAAGCGTTTAAGTTATATGGGATCACCAGGTTGGCCAGTCGTATTCACGACCTAAAAGCAGAGGGTCATAAGATTAAAGGGCTAATGGTGGATGTGCGAACCAGGCAGGGTTTAACTAAAGTTAAAAGGTATTACAAATGACACCTATTCAAAGAATCACGGAAGCATTGAAATCTGGAGACTTCACCGGAAAGCAGTTACAACAAATGACAGGGGCGAATAACATATATGTTCTGCTGAATTATTTAATCAAAAAAAATAAGATAAAAAAGGAAAAAATACAAAAACCGCCGGAATTACCGGGTCGAAAGACTGTATATATTTACAGTTTAATAACCGAAACCGCGAACCAGGATGCCTAAAGGTAGACCCAGTAAACCGGACTCTAAATGGCTAAAACGCAGGATTACCGAAGCAGATCGGGCAATCCTGCTAGCTGCTGGTCATGGGAATATATCGAGGGGATACCATGAAGTCCTGAGCTTTTATGCCTACTTTTACAGACTAGGATACCGTCCCCATTATCCTAGAGAATGCCTAGAAGTAAGTATTTGTATAGATAGGAATGATTCTCAATTACGCAAAGAATGGTGGAATAGTCCGAGTTACAAAGAAAGGCCGGATTTAAATAGCGTCGAGGATTCGATAGAAAGGCCGTAGAGAGCATAAACGACCGCGAACCAAGCATGACTTCGCCCCGAAGGGAAGAATCAATCCAATCGAATCCTAGATAACCTAGTGTAAAGAGAGCCTGTAGAGTAGAAAACACAATCGAAGACAGAAAAGACAGAACAGATAAGACAAAAGATTAAAGAGTAAGACTAGGAGGAACGACCTCGCGCAAGTCATATATATGACCTGCTCAACAAACGAGCACTAGGCGAAAAAAAAGGGGAGCCGAAGCTCCCCGTTGATTTGATTAGGTTTTTATCCGCGCAGAATGATGATTACCAGCGCGATTAGTGCGTTGATTAGCGCGATCATAGGCTGACCCACAGCGCAAAGAGTATCCAGCAGCCTAGCAGCGCACCAGCTAGGTATTCAAGGACAGCGTGAAGTTTCGGGTTCATATCTGATAATCCTTTGTTATGGGAAAATTTTACGCATTAAAGATATAGCGCCATCGCATGATCCTCTAGCGCATTCGTTGACCTTCTGCACGAGCTTACGATTAGTTGCTGTTAACGCTGCTATTTCCGCTTCTAGCGCCTCTATCCTCCTTTCTAGCGTCTTCCGATGCGGCCTGTATTCTTTCCTGATGCGCGGCATCCTATTGTTTTCGTGCTCCTTTTTGTGGCATGCGTAACATAGCGTCTTCCCGTTTTCTACGTCTAACGCAAGCTCTGGATGCGTGGATTTCGGCAGTATATGGTGCGCGTGTAGATTATTAAGATCCCCGCACGACATGCATTTACCGTCACGAGTCCTGACAGCTAACGACCATTCCGCAAGTTTTGATTTCATCTTAGATTCTTTCGGGTTAGAAAGCCGAGATTATAACCCAAAAGAAGCCGGGCAAATACCCGGCCCTTTGTTGCGGCGCGTCAATCGGCTAGGCGTTCCATCTGGTAGCGGCGATCCAGCGCGGCTTGTTCGTTTTCAGCGTCTTCGATGTAGTGCTCGGCGATGTCATACCAGCAGACTTCACGCAGCGCACTATTAAACAAGTCATTGAACATACCTTGCGACGGGATAACCTGCTCTGCCAGCTCCGTGTAATATTCCTGCATCTCGTCGGCCAGATCTGAAACGTCGCGCACTTCGTCCGCCCGTTCAGCCCAGTAGTCCGCGCCGCCATCGTTGTCGATCCACAGATTTACCAGCCAAGTTTCGTAATTCTTCCAGCCATTGTATTCAGTGCTCATTTAAGTCTCCATTTCTGAAAAGCCGGAAACCGTCCGGCGCGTGCCTGATACCATGCAGATACCATGCCAGAATGTTAAATCATTGATTCTATTGGAATCACGTTAAACAGTGTCCGCGGATTGTGACAATCTACGGCAGATTGTGACGCAAAAAATTGTCACATGGTCAAGCCGTCAGGATGACAGGTCAGTCGTCGCCCTGGTGAGAATGAGAATCGTTCTCATGGTGCGGTGCAATAGGGGGGGGGGAGGGTCTGGCCGGTCGAGCAAAATTTGCAGGTACCCCCTCCCCACAAAAAAAGCGAATCTGGTATTCTTAGCCATCTCACCTTACGCGAGAAGAAATGGAAGCCGAGACTATTACTGAGATTGATTCTCAATTACCGAAGAAGCGTGGCCGCCCTAAAGGTTCTGTGAAGATGACATTACAGAGGGTGGCTGACAATCCTGGTTTATTAAAGACTGAGGGTGATAAATTAAAGGAGTTGAAGAATTTACTGGTTAGTTCTAAGGGTAAGGATGTAGTGGAGAAGGCTTTAGAGATTGCGATGAACGATGAACACCCTCATCAGGGTGCGATGATAAAGTTATGTATGGATAGATTACTCCCTGTTTCGATGTTTGAGAAGGAGAAGGGTCAGAGGAGCGCGGTGACTATCAGAATTACAGGAATCGGTGATGTTGATATAAACAATGAAAAGCCTGTTGCTGATATTGAGGATGCCCAGTATACTATGAAAAAATAGTAAACTGGAGAAAATGTCGTGCAATATCCATCTATTGATATTTTAAAAAATGAAGTAAGTTATAACGAAAAAACTGGAGTTTTTACTAGGTTAAAGACGCATCCAAAGTTGAAATATAAAGTTGGCGATGTTACTGGGGTTTTAACTCCGGCAGGATATTTACAAATAAGCATCAAAAATAAAATTTATTTAGCTCATAGATTAGCATGGTTGTATGTTTATGGCGTTGTTCCATCTAAAAATATAGATCATATTGATGGAAATAAAACAAATAATTCAATTGCAAATTTAAGAGAATTACATCAAAAACATAACGTTGAAAACATTAAAAAAGCAAAGGCTTCAAATAAATTAGGTGTTTTGGGGGTTAGTGTTCAAAATAAAGGTTCTGGATTAAAACCTTATAGATCAAGAATAGTTGTTGATGGAAAAGAAATTCATTTGGGGACATTTGAAAAAATAGAAGATGCAAGAGAGGCATATTTGATAGCTAAAAGAAAATATCATTATGGCTGCACAATATAATGGCCGATCTTAATTTTAGTTTGCTTCCCTGGCAGCGGGAGGTATTTCAGGACTCAACGAGGTTTAAGGTTATTGCTGCGGGTCGGAGGTGTGGTAAGTCTCGATTAGCCGCGACTACTTTACTAATTGAAGGTTTAAGGTGTCCATCTGGTAGTGCGGTTTTATACGTCGCTCCGACTAACGGACAGGCTCGGCAGATTATCTGGAATGTTTTATTAGACATTGGCCGAGAGGTTATTCAGAGTAGCCATATTAACAATATGGATATAACTTTGATTAACGGGGCGATGATTTACGTACGAGGTGCGGATAGGCCGGATACCTTACGTGGTGTTTCTTTAACTTACGCGGTTTTAGACGAGGTAGCTGATATCAAACCTGAGGCGTGGGAGCAGGTTATTCGTGCGTCTTTGAGTGACAAGAAAGGCCGGGCGATATTTATCGGTACTCCGAAGGGCAGGAATTGGTTTTATGATTTGTTTAATTTAGGTCAAAGTGGAGAAGATTCAGATTGGAAGTCTTGGCACTTTACGACGAAGGATAATCCTTTAATAGACCCTGATGAAATTGATGCCGCGAAGAAGACGTTGAGTTCTTTTGCTTTCAAGCAGGAATACATGGCTTCTTTTGACAACGCTGGTAGTGACATTTTCAGGGAACAATGGATTAAGTACGGCAAAGAGCCTGATTTCGGGAGTTATTACATTACTTGCGATTTGGCTGGATTTGAGGATGTTTCCAAAGCCGGTGGTTCAGGCAAGAAGCTGGACGAATCTGCTATCGCGGTTGTAAAGGTTACGGATGACGGGACTTGGTTTGTCCAAAAGATTGAGCATGGCCGATGGGATATCAAGGAAACTGCGTTTAACATCCTAAAGTGCATCAAGGACTATCGTCCGATGAAGGTCGGTATTGAGCGCGGTTCTTTGAAGAACGCTGTGCTACCGTATTTAAGTGATTTAATGAGAAAATATAATGTATATTGCCACATTGAAGACTTGACACACGGGAATAAGAAGAAGGCAGATCGGGTAATTTGGGCGTTACAGGGTCGGTTTGAACACGGAAAGATTATATTAAACGAAGAAGAAGATTTTGACGAGTTTATTGACCAATTATTGATGTTTCCGTCAAAAGGTGTACACGACGACTTACCTGATGCTTTATCGTACATGGATCAACTGGCCGTTACTTCGTATTTTGAAGATGAATCTACTGAGGAATGGCAGCCGATTGACATTATAGCGGGCGTTTAAATATGGAAAATTTCGAGCAGCCGTCTGAAAAAGACAATGAATTGGTCGCGTTTGTTGTAAATCACTGTGACAGATGGCGAGATTATCGAAATTCTAACTATTTAACGTATTGGGAAGAATACGAACGCATTTTCCGTGGCGAATGGACTGTTGAAGACAGGACTAGAGAATCAGAACGTAGCCGATTAGTCACTCCCGCGGCTCAACAAGCCGTTGAAACCCGTCATGCCGAGATTATGGAGGCTATTTTCGGGCAGGGCGATTTCTTTGACATTGAGGACGACATTCGTGATGTTAATGGAAATCCAATTGATGTTGAGATTATCAAAAATCAACTCATGGAGGATTTCAAGCAGGACAAAATCCGTAAAGCTATTGACCAGATTGAGTTAATGGCTGAAATCTATGGGACTGGTATTGGCGAAATCGTTGTTACTACTGACAAAGTATTTGAACCTTCTACCCAACCCATTCCAGGGCAACAGGCAGCAGCCATTGGTGTTGTTGAAAAAGACCGTATTGGCGTAAAAATCGTTCCGGTCAATCCTAAAAACTTCCTGTTTGACCCCAATGGTACGTCTATTGACGATTGCCTGGGTGTTGCGATTGAGAAATACGTTTCAATCCATAAAGTAGTCAAAGGTCAAGAAGAAGGTTTCTACCGTAAGGTAGATATTGGAACCGCGCCAGAGGATGACAGGTTAGAACCTACTCAAGAATTGGTGCAGTATCGTGACGATAAAGTAAAACTGCTGACTTACTACGGTCTTGTGCCGAGGGAGTATTTAACCGGAGAAGAAGAAGCTGTTGAGTTATTTCCAGAGGACTCGATTCAAGACGAATACGATGATTTGGTTGAAGCCATCATTGTTATCGCTAATGATGGGACTCTGTTAAAAGCAGAACAATCTCCGTATATGATGAAAGATCGCCCTGTTATTGCGTATCAGGACGACACCGTACCCAATCGTTTACTCGGCAGGGGAACGATTGAAAAAGCATACAACATGCAGAAGGCAATTGATGCCCAGGTACGCAGCCATCTGGATTCTCTTGCATTAACGACTTCTCCGATGATTGCGATGGATGCCACTAGGCTCCCGCGAGGTATGAAGTTTGAAGTAAAGCCGGGTAAGGCAATCCTTACCAATGGCGCACCCAATGAAATCCTCTACCCGTTCAAATTCGGCAATACTGACCCGAATAGCCTTGCTACCGCCAAAGACTTTGAGCGTATGCTTCTTCAAGCAACTGGAACGCTTGATTCTCAAGGCATGGTTTCTCAGGTATCGCGTGATGGAAATATGTCCCTTGCGGTTGCCACGATTATTAAGAAATACAAACGGACTCTAGTTAACTTTCAGGAAGATTTCCTGATTCCGTTTATTAAAAAAGCAACTTATAGATATATGCAGTTTGATCCCGAAAGGTATCCTTCTGTAGACATGAAATTCATACCCACCGCGACACTGGGGATTATTGCCAGAGAATATGAGCAACAACAATTCATTGGGTTGTTACAAACGCTTGGGCCTGATACGCCTGTTCTGCCTGTTATTCTCAAAGGCATACTGGCTAATTCTAGTCTGTCTAATCGCTATGAGCTGATTGCGATGCTGGAGCAAATGGCTCAGCCTAATCCTGAAATGCAGCAACTTCAGATGGCTAAAGAGCAGCTTGCGCTTCAGGCGGCACAGGCTCAGATCGCGGTCAATACGACTCAAGCTGAACAGAATCGCGCAGAAGCTACCAAACTGGCCGTTGAAGCTCAACTCATGCCGAAAGAGATTGAAGCTAAAACGATGGCGGCTGTTACCAAAAACCTACCGACCTCTGACGATCTTGCGTCAAAAGAATTTGACAAGCGCGTAAAAGTGGCTGAATTGATGCTAAAAGAAGCGGATATTAAGAATAAAGGTAAAATTGTTGAGCTTCAAATGGCGGAAGCAAAAAACAAAATCACAGGTTTGGAAGATGATTTCCTTGAAAAGTTATCCGAGGAATTAAGCCGTGGACGTTGAAAAACTTGTAAAAGATATAGTTTTATCGAATATGTCTCCTGAGCAACAGGAGGCAATTCTTAATTCTGTAAAAGAATCAGTAAAAGAAGCAAAGAATCTACAAAAGCAAAAGATTGCAGCTAATGTAGATTTAGTAGTACAGGCATTAAAAAGGATTGAACAAGATTTAATTGAAAGATACGACCTATTAACGTCGAATATTGAAAAGCGCGTCAATTCTATTAAGGATGGACGAGATGGCGCTGCTGGCAGAGATGGTCGTGATGGTAAGGATGGCAAACAGGGTAATGATGGTCGGCCAGGTAAAGATGGCAAAGATGGGCAATCTGGATTAAACGGCGCTGACGGCCAGGATGGAGTTTCTGTTGTAAATGCTCATATTGATTTTGATGGAAGTCTTATTATCCATCTGTCGTCTGGCAAGGAAATCAATGTTGGAGAAGTTGTTTCTCCTGACCTTGCTGAAAAAATTAAAGTTATTACCAACGGTGGCGGCACAAGTCAGGCCGTACTTGACACGTTGGCAAGCCTACAAACGCAGATTGACAATCTAATTCCAAGTCAAACTGGTAATTCTGGAAAGTTTTTAACAACAAACGGTTCGGTTTTATCTTGGGCATCTGTAGCCGGAGGGCTTTCGTATCAAGGAACTTGGAACGCAAGCACTAATACTCCAGCTTTGGCATCTGGCGTTGGTGTTAATGGATACTATTATGTAGTCTCAACCGCTGGGTCAACAAATCTCGACGGAATCACGGACTGGCAGATTGGTGACTGGTTACTGTTTAATGGAACCGTATGGCAGAAAATTGACCAAACTAATTTGGTTATTTCTGTTAACTCGCAGACTGGCGCCGTAGTATTGACCACTACAGATATTGCTGAAGGAACAAACCAATACTACACAGATACTAGAGCTAGGAACTCACTTGTTGCTGGCACTGGTATTTCCTATAACTCTACAACTGGCACGATCACTAATTCTGCTCCAGACCAGACTGTTGCATTGACTGCTGGAACAGGCATCAACACTTCTGGTACGTACCCAAACTTTACAATTACTAACTCAGACCGTGGTTCGTCACAAAATATATTTAAAAATATCGCGGTTTCTGGACAAAATACTGTCATTGCAGATACTAATGATGACACGCTGACGCTCGCCTCTGGAACAGGAATTTCAATTGCCACTAATGATAGTACTGATACGGTTACTATTTCTAATAGCGCACCAGACCAGACTGTTGCATTGACTGGCGCAGGAACAACTAGCATAAGTGGAACATATCCAAACTTTACGATTACATCAAACGATCAGTATCAAGGAACAGTAACATCTGTTGCCCAAACATTTACTGGCGGGTTAATTTCAGTAAGTGGATCGCCAATTACGAGTAGCGGTACTTTAGCTCTTACTGTTGCCGGAACTTCTGGTGGGATTCCTTATTTTTCCAACGGAAGCACCTGGGCATCATCTGCCGCATTAGCATCCAATGCTTTAATGATTGGTGGTGGCGCTGGTTCTGCGCCGTCCACAATTACCACTGGAACTGGCGTAGTAACTGCTCTTGGGGTGAATACCGGAACGTCAGGTTCTTTTGTGGTAAATGGTGGCGCTCTTGGCACACCGTCCAGCGGTACTGTAACAAACCTTACCGGCACAGCTTCTATCAACATCAACGGAACGGTAGGCGCTACGACTCCTAATTCTGGTGCGTTTACAACATTAGCTGTAAATGGCAATAACATATCTGCTGACAACAGCCTCGGATTCCGCAACCGCATCATCAACGGCGATATGCGGATTGACCAAAGGAACGCTGGGGCGAGCATTACTCCTACTGCGACTACCTACTCGGTGGACAGGTGGCAAGCTACAGTAAACGTCTCTTCAAAAGCAAGTTTTGACC